TAAGCCTGAAAAATTGTTGAACTGGCGCGGCGCGTACTGGTTTCATCATCACTAACACGCACCATCCGCAGATCAACAGGAAAAGCACCGTCAAGCGTGATCATGTAGTCACGCTGATACCTTGCGCTGCTTTTACCGCTGATCGTGTCTGAAATTACGTCGTTGAAACCACCGCCGTTGTACTGAACTTGAATCTTGATGCTGACCGAATGGCCAACAATATCCCCGTCATTTTCAACAATTCGCAGTGATGGGATAGTCAGAGTGACACGCACTCGATCCACATCTGTATCTGTGATAGACCGAGTAACAGGGCTACCGTTACTGACTTCAGCATTTACCGCTTGCTCAGACTGGGTAGAACCAAAATCACCGGAGATGTGAGCCTGTGTCTGCGTTCCAGTGCGTGTAACAACCGAAAAATCGTTGAAGTTGCTTGTCCCATCAATGTTTTCAATCGGCGTGTCTTCTAGAAAAATGCTCTTGTTGCCGTCTTCGAGTCCTTGAATCTCTCCTTCGCTGATTAGATCAAGAACACTGGCAAACTGAACTGACTGAAGGGTATCGTCAGCCTCTGTAGGTGTATGTGAGCCACCCCCGCTTTTACGCCCACCGCCGCCTGCACCAGCAATTCGAGCACCCAGTCCAGCGTTATGGACACGGATATTGTTGGCAATAAAAGTATGCTGCCGCTCTACCGTCAGGTTGTAGACGGTAAACGTTCCAAGCTCCTTACGACTCATCATTGGCCGGAGATGGCCCATGACATCAATCAGGCAATCATCAAAGCCAAGGCTTCCAATCGCTACAAATGCGTTGTACTGGTTTAATACCCAGTGGTTTGGCGTTGCGTCTACATACTCGTCTCCCCAAAAACCGTACCGATAAACTTGCTCGTCTTCGTGAACGTGGACTTTCAACACCTTTGCGACGTGGGTGTTGCCCTTGTCGTCAAAGCTGATTACTTCGCTGCCTTCCTTTAATTCGTCAATGCGAACCTGACCATCAGGTGTAGAAACAAGCGTGTCGCCAGTAAAACAACCACCACCTGAACCAGCAACCGTGTATTTAGCTTGCGTCATGTCCTCACCTCATCAACGTCAGTGCCGCTGGAAATAATTGCCGACCCAACAAACACCCGCCCATACGCTATCGGCACCGGCAAACCCTGCCTTGATGTATTAACGACGTTCGAGAAGCTAAAAGATTCAAGTTGAGCCGATTCGTCAAAATCTGGCACGTCAGGCTGTGGCGAGATTGCTTGGGCAATACCGAAGAAGGTCAAGCCAATGCCAAGCGTTCCAGCAGCTGCAGCAACTTTGGCACCTACAGCTGCAAATCCCGTAAGTCCCGCCTTTGCTGTAAGTCCTGCCCCACTGACAGCCAAAGATCCTCCGTATGTAACCACAGCCAAACTAATAAGAGCCACTCCTGCCAGAATCGTCCCCAAGCCACGACCTGCACCAGCAATAACAGGCGTAATGCTAAATACTTCTTTTTCGCTCCAAGGCATAACTAAAGGGCTTAAGTCATCAGCAATATGCTCTTTTCCAATCGTTACTCGATAGCCAACACCGTCCTTTTCGCTATCAATAAGCCACTTATCAAGACCAGGAAAATTTATACATAACGCTTTAATAGCTTGAGCTGGTGTTGCTGCCTCAAACTCAAACCGGCATTGGCCTAACTTCTTGCGAAGTGCGCCGTAAACCTTAACGACTTTCATGCCTCAAGGCGCAAGCAGTGCTCTTGCCATAGTAACTGCTGCCAAGGGTGTAAACATCCCTGCTCGACAGCCTTCCTTGGACGTGATGCAAGATCTGAGAGTCACCCAGATAGATCGCAGCATGGTTTGGAACGGGTGAAACCAGTTGCATCAACAACGCATCACCGCGTTGCAGCTCCTCAACCGGAATCTTGTGAAACCCTTCCTTCTGAAAGTTCTCTAGATACAGGTTCTCGCCGTGATCCCACCACTGATCCCGACGGTCATAATCCCGCAGTTCAAGCCCCCACTCCCTTCCGTACCAATCACGGCAAAGGCTGTAGCAGTCCACAACGCCGTGGACGAACTCACGCCCCACATACGGAAGCTCGAAGCCATCTGGCTCGCAGTAGCCCCAGCCTTCAGTGTTTGGGTTGACGATAAACCATGGCAGACCGGACTTTTCGCACGCAACACGATCAGCCGGTGATGGAGCGGGATTCGTCTTAGGGTGACTGTGGACAATAGCAACCACCTCACCCTTATCTTCTACTTCGTTCCAACCGTCAAGAATGAAGTGCTCATCAGGAGTTTGAGCGACATTTCGGCACGGGAAGTAACGTCGACGTCCTTTAACAACGGCGACTAGGCCACAGCTTTCACGAGGAAACTCGTCCTTTGCTTGCTGAAGAATCTCAGCTTGCATCGTCGCTGTCAGCTTCATCATTGAGTCAGTCCAGCCCCAGGAAATGATCCGAACGGCAACTCACCGTTGTTGCCAAACCGTAGCTTGCAACTTTCGACCCGCTTGCCGCAAACATCTGCAGCCAACGTACCAACGGTGTTGCCGTTCACGTCAAAGTAATTGCTGCCCGCATAGCTGCATTCGCTGCTGCGATACACCCACTGGCAGACATTGGCCACGATTTGACGCTTTGGCAGCTTTTGACCCGCAAGGTCAAACTTACTGGCCAGCTCAAACGTCACACTGTCCCGTGACTCATTAGCTTTTCGATCCACATACCAGCGCTCATCAGGAAACTTGGCGTTTGGATCAGCAGTCGCCTCGCCGTCCAAAAACTTCTTCAGCGTTCGGATCCGGCGGACTTCCGCTCCACCAAGGTCATTGCCTGCGGTGGTTGCGTTGACCAGCAGCAAAAGCGTGGTCATCGTGCCGTCCAGATTGCTGATCGTCAGTGTGGGACGGGGCAGCGTACCAGTGTTCGTGAAATCAAAACCCTCTGCCTTGACCGGGATACGGGTGTAAGCGTTGCCGTTAAAGACGACATTCCCGTCTACGTCTGCATTCGCACCAGCATGAAATCGGTAAACGTCCGTGCTGCCGTGCAGCGTGTTGTCTAAATGAACCTCAAAAAGCTCAATGATTGCACTGGGGTTGAGCTTGGCTAGCTCCCCATACGCAGAAGCAATCGCCGTCCAAACGCAGGTGTTGTCTGTGATCGTGCTGCCGATGTCTGTCGGCCAGCTGGGCTCAGACGAAGCTGACGTTCCAGCAGTCGTACACCGAAAAAACAGGCCGGATGCTTGATCTGTTGTGGCACGCCGGATGTCACCAACAGAAAATGATGTACTAGCGGCCCAAGCTGCTACTGCCATTACGGTTCAAAAACTTGGCGGAACGTTGCCTGAATTGTGGCGCGATTCAAGTACGGAATCGACTTGCTCCATTGCTCGCAAACAAACTTAGACGCACTGCCCTCGCCAGGTGGTGTGAAGTCAAAGCTGGCATAGTCCGCAGCTCGTGCATCCAAGAACGTTTCGATCGTGTCAGCATCAGTCTCTGACACCTCAAACGTTAGGTTGAAAACCTTGGGGTTCTGGTTAATGCCATACGTCAGCCTAGCCTCGTAACCATCACCAAACTGCACCTTACGAACGTTTGGTGCGCTGCTCTTTTGCAACCCATACGTTGGTGTAATTGAAGGGAAGGTAGCCATCAGCTTGCAAGGAGACCGCCAGGACGTTTCTGCTTCACCAGTTCTTGCTGCACAGCAATGCCGATTACCTTGCCAAGCTGCGAAGCCTGATCAGCATCACCTTCAACAGACGAACCAGAAGCATCCACGTTTACAACTACGTTAGCGCTGCCCATTGCGTTGTTTGGAACGATATTGCCCTGCGCTCCAGGGATAAACAATTCAGGACCGCGCTCGCCAACCATGTAAGGACGACCAGCGCCAACCGCTCCACCAAGTGCTTTAGGTTCAACGCCAGGAAGAGGCGGGAGCGCAGGAATCGGCACTTTATCGTGCGTTGGGTGCCCTGGAAAGGGATTTGAACTTCCTGAAGCAGGGATTCCTGCAAACATCCGAGCAATGCCAATCGCGATGTACTGCGCGATCATCTGCTTGGCTGCATCGACCAGCATTGATGCAATGCTGCGAAGGAAGTCCGCAAACGCTTCCTCTGCGCTCTTCGTTCCATCAGCAACGGCTATCAAGCTGTCAAATAAGCTGTCGGTAACAGGTTGGGTTAAAGCAAGCGCATCAGCAAATTTTTGCTGAGCAACAGTCGCTTCAAGAATTTGAGTTTGATAAAGCTTGTATTGATCGCGAAGAGCGACAAGGTTGTCTACGTCCTCTTGATCAGCTTTTCCAGCAGAAACCCTTCCTTGCATTGTTTCAATTTCTCTATTCCTCCTTTCAAGCTCAAATTGCATTTCAAGACCGCCCAGAAAACCTGCTCGCTCCGAGCCAGCAAACGGGCCAGAAAATGCTCCAGGAGCGTTTGCTCGTAATGTTTCAAGCTGCATCTGGAATCCTGCTTGACTATCCTTCAACGCGTTTGCAGCCTGCAGAGAACGCAAACGTGCGTTTGCCTCGGCTTGAGCCTCGTCCGTTATCTTGATCTGATTTGCAAGCCTTTGAGCCTCTGCCGTAAGGGTGTCATCACCTATCTTTTCAATTCGACGCATCCGGTCTTCAAATTCAGCAGCAATTCGAGCTTTGTCAGCTTCTAGCTCAGTTGTTGCTTCACGTTGCTTTAACTCAGCAGCAAATTTCTGCTCAAGAGTCAAAGCCTGAGTTATCTGGGTGTTTCTTTCTTTTGTAGTCTTTTGAGCTTCGCGAGCAAGCCGTTCCGTTTCCTTGGTTTGAGCTGCAGCAATGTCATTGTCAAGCTCAAGCAAAGCAAGCCTTCTTTGATCCCCAGCCAATAGCTGCCCTTGCTCGCTTCCCTCGGCTTGACGATATGCCGCTAAATACTCCTCTTGAATAACTCTTTTTCTAGCTGCTACAACCTTTTCATCTAAAAGATTACTGCCAGCTTCTTCTAGTTGAATTTGAGCAGCAAGCAAATACCTTGTTTCCCTAGCAACCTTGTCCGACTGAACCAGCGTTGTTAATCTTTTTTCTTCCGTTGCGACACGAGCAATCGCATCTCGACTTGCCTTAAGCTCTTCAGCCGCAATTCGTGTTACAAGTTCAGCAATTTTCTTGCGCGTACTTACACGTTTTTCTTGAGTTTTTTTGTCAACTTGAAACTCTGGAATTGCATCTAGCTCAGCAATAGCAGCTTTAATTCTGGGATCGTCGCTTTTGCGAGCTTCTTGGATAGTCTTGCCGACCTCTCGTATCTCTTGGATTTGCCTGGTCTGACCCGTTAGATCGTTAATAGCTTGAGCAACAACTGCAGCTACCTGTGTAATAAACACAGTGAAATCGTTCTGAAGACCTCTGATGCCTGCGCTAAACAGCTCAATCGCTTCAACCCCATCCTCTCCAACAACTTTTTCTAGCTCGTCTGTTACAAGTTGAAGCGCCTCAGCAGTGCGCCCAGCAGCTTCCAACTCTTCAACAAGAAGAGCAAATTCTGTATCAGCTTTTCCAACCGCATCAATTACTGCTTCGGTATCAGCAGTCAGGGGATCCAAAGCTCTACCCAAATCAATCGCTTTTTGACCAAGCTGGTCAATCATTGAGCCAATCTGCGTTCCAATCAAAGACACGCCAAATCCAAACTCACCGCCAATCATTCCGCCGCCAAAGCCGCCTGCCGCACCACCAGCTGCTGCACCTAGTCCCTGGCCAAACAGCAGTGGAAATGCACCACCAATCAACGCACTACTGGTAGCTCTTCTCCCTCTTTCCGCTCTGTCACGATTTCTTGCTTGAACCTTGGCGAGTCGTTCCTCAAAGTCCAACTCTCTCATTCGTATTTGTCGCTTTTCGTTTTCCTCTTTATTGAATTGAATAAATTGCTCGCGACGCTCTGCACCAATAGCTTCAAGGTTTCTTAGACGATCTAAAAGACCTTGATTTGCAATCCTGGCCTCTTCTGCAGCTGCTTGTTTTGTCTCAAGAATGCTCCTACGCATTTCTAGCTGAAGTTGTTTTTCAGTTTTTCGTGTTTCATTGACAACTCTATACTTTTGAGCCAGCTCTTCAACTTCTTTAGTTCCTTGACGCAAGGTTTGCAGTTTTTCTGCTTCCTCTTGGTTTGCTTTTTCCGTCAGGCGCAAAATAGAGGCATATACATCCTCCATGTCGCTTGCAATTTTGCCAGCTTGAGCAGTCATTCCCATCTGCGGGAGTAAAGACTGCGGTCGCATTGGCGACCTAAGCGCTACTGGCACGCTGGGCGGAAGCGGCGAGCTAAGTGCAGTTGCAGACGCTTGACGCGAAACCAGGCCGGAAAAACCTGGCCCAGCCGGACCACTATATTGCGTTCCACCGCGTAAAGTGCCCGATCGGCCTTCGTTGCGAACCTGTGCAAGCAGCTCGGCTTGCTCACGAAGAGCATCGTTTGCCAGATCCTGAGCACGAGCAAAATCCCTGGCAGCATCAGCCGCTTCTTTGCTGCCAAGAGCAGCACTGTTCAGATTGTCTCTTGCATCCTTAAGAGCTTTACTAAAATTATCAACAGAATTAACAACAGCCGGACCTAAACGCCAGTCATTGAAATTAACAAGAAAGTTATTTAATTGACCTACCTGAGAGGTCGTTAATTTTATTTTTCGCGTAAGCGCTGTAATGGCCTCAGTGTTCTTGACCGCAACCGCGATATTTACGCCGTAGTCAGCCACAAGCCCAGACCAAAGACCTATTTGCCTACTTTACCTCTTTCCCATTGTTCGTGCCCCTCGGCTGGTCTGGACACGATCCCTTGCCCTTTCCTCCTCTTCGTTTTTTAACTCAAAAA